TAATAGAGCTTTGCGTGAAATCAATAAAACAGTAAAGGATAAGACTTTAAAGCAGGATGCACAGGTTATGATGGAAGTCTGGCAGGAGCTTTATAAGAAAAGTCCTACTGATGTGAAGTTAAACCAGCGATTAAGAGCATTAGATGCTGATATCCACAATAATCTTCCGAATCGAAAGCTTGGTAAAGGAGAATTCAAGTACAGGAAGAATATTGATGTACCATTAGGCAGTGATTTAAGTCAGGAACAACTTGAACGTGTTGATGAAGGATATAAGAAGGTTGATCGCCCAAGTTCTGATAAATTCAAGGTTGTTAAGCCTGAAGAGGCTGGACCTTCTACTAAAGTTAAATCTAGGCAGGGAGATCTTCTTAGACGAGGCGAAGAAACCGCAGTTGACATAGCATGGGAGTATTCAGATGCAGATATTGAAGATACCAGCGCAAAACCCATTACAGAACCACCTCAAGAATCAAAAACAGCAAAAGTCCTTAAAAAAGTCGGAAAAGTCGTCAAACCTGTCGCTAAAGTTCTCGGACCTGTTGCAATTGGCCTTACAGTCGCAGATATAGCAGAAGCCCATGAACGTGTAGTTGAACGAAACGAAACAGGTGGTCGTAGTAGAGATTATCAGAAATCCTATGAAGAATTCCGATCACGTAACCCCAAAACTCCATATGACCATATTAAAGGACTCATGATGGAGGCATTTCAGTGAGCTTAGAGAAAACAGTAGAGATTCTAGGTAAAATCGAAGATCAGAAGTCACATAACCAACTCTTCTACTTTGAACCGTATCCTTATCAGAAACAGTTCCATGAAGCCAAAGATATGCAAGGTAATCCTGCACAGCAAAGGCTTCTCATGGCCGCAAATAAGGTAGGTAAAACAATTGCTGGAGCTTATGAGGCAACTATCCATTTAACAGGGGAATATCCTGATTGGTGGAACGGACACCGTTTTGAAAGACCTGTTAAAGTATGGTGTGCTGGTATGACTACTTCCAATACTAGAGACATCGTACAGGCAGAACTGTTAGGAGAACCTGGAGATATAGAGGATTGGGGTAAAGGTATGATTCCTAAAGACCGAATCCTGACTACAGAAAGAATGCCTGGAATTCCAAATGCTATTAGTTCTGTTACAATTAAACATATTACAGGACGTAATTCTAAACTCTGGTTCAAATCCTATGAACAGGGTAAAGAACAATGGATGGGAAAGGCAGTCGATTTGGTCTGGCTTGACGAGGAACCTCCACAAGATATATATTCACAGGGACTACGTGCCACCCTGAAGACTAGAGGTTTGATTTTCATGACCTTTACTCCAGAGAAAGGCATGACCAACGTAGTTGCCCAATTCATGAATGACCTTAAACGTGGTCAACAGCTTTATCACGCAACTTGGGATGATGCACCTCACCTTGACGAACAAGCCAAAGAAGAAATACTTTCAGCCCTTCCTCCGCATGAAAGACAAATGCGATCAAAGGGGATTCCTGTTCTTGGTTCTGGATTGGTTTTCCCTGTTGATGAACAAAGTCTTAAAGTCCCTGCATTTCAGCTTTCAAGATACTGGCCTAAAGTATGCGCCCTTGACTTCGGATGGGATCATCCATTTGCTTGTGTCTGGGTGGCATGGGATAGAGACTCGGATACAGTATATATATATGACACTTATTCAGTTCGTTCAGAAACTCCAGTTACACATGCTCATGCTATTAAAAGTAGAGGGGATAAAATCCCATGTGTCTGGCCTCATGATGGGATGCAACATGATAAAGGATCTGGTGAACCGCTTTCTAAGCTTTATAGAAGGCTTGGGGTTAATATGCTTGGGAGTCATTTTAATAATCCCGATGGTGGTAATAGCGTTGAGCCTGGGATTATGGATATGCTTACGAGAATGCAGTCGGGCAGGCTTAAAGTATTTGACCACTTGGGTGATTGGTTCTCAGAACTTAGAATGTACCACAGAAAAGATGGAAAAATCGTAAAAGAAAGAGATGATATTATGTCTGCAACACGGTATGCAGTTATGAGTTTACGCTACGCCTCTATAGGCAAAGAAAAGAAAAGAGTTGACCATGCTCTGGGTTCTCAGGATCATGAGTACAATTTCTATAGTCATAAAAGCAATAGAAATGAAGCATTTAAACCAATATCAGCAATAAGGTAATTATGGGCGAAATAGCACAAGGTGTTCAAAAAGTCCTTCAACCTGTAGGTAAAGCAATGGGGCAAGTTCAAAATCAGGCTTTGGGAGCATTAGGCCAAACTCCAGGTGGACAATTACTTGGACAGGCAAATGAATCTTTAGGTGATCCAATGTCCCAAATGGGTAATCCAGAGATGATGGGTGGCGCATTCGGTGATCCTATGATGGGAGGTTCTTTACTTACATCAGGAGGTAAAGGAATGAAGAATAGATCAACTAAAATGCGGAGGTATGCATGAAAGAACAAATACAAATACTAGAAGATCTCAGACCTTGGGATTGTGAGATATTTCCTGAATCCAAAACGATCTGTTATGGGGGTGGAGGTGGACCAAAAATCAATTTAACACCTCCTTCTTTACCTAAGCCACCTGTAATAAAAGCTCCTACTTTTAATGTCCCTGAAGTTAATATGCCACATGTCAGTGTTCCTGACATAACAGGAATGAATCTCACTCCATCTCAGGGCAATCTAGATGCTCTATCATCATTTGGAGAAAATGTAACAGGTGCTTTAGAGAAGAATATAGGTCAGGATTCTGCACTAGGTCAAAACTTACAAGCAAATCTGGGAGGATTACGAGAAGGTATTGACCATAATATAAAACAAGTCGGAATTGGTGGGCAGATGATAGGTGGTATGCTTCAAAATTTATTTAATCCTGCAAAGGGAGGCGGAGGCGCAGGAGGTGGAGGTGGTGCTATGGGTCCAGGTGGTATGCTTCTTGGTAGTGTAAGAGGAAGAGATCTTTCTAAAAAGAAAACAGGTATGAGTCGTAAGAAAACAATGCTTACTGGATAATGGACAATCTAGAAACTCCTTTATTTGAGTCCTTAAATAAGGAACTGGCTTCTTTAAAAGATGCTAGACGGAATTGGGAAGAACAGTGGCAGGACATAGGTGATCTCATGTCTCCTAATCGTGGAGACTTTGTTGCCCTACGTTCTGCTGGTGAGAAGAAAAGAGAAAAGATCTTTGATTCTACGCCTGTACGTGCATTAACCAGATTCTCATCTGCAATGCATAACCTTCTTACTCCTTCTGCACAACATTGGTTTGAGTTGGAACTCAAAAACCGTGCTTTAGGACAGGAACGTGATGTCAAACTCTGGCTGGAAGAAGTAACTAGAGTTGTTATGGACGGTTTTACAAGACCGAACAATAACTTCCATCCTAGTATGCATGAGTATTTTCTGGACTTAGGAGCATTTGGTACTGGAGTTATGTTCATAAAAGATGTGCCAGGAGAAGGTCCATATTTCATGACATTCCCTTTATATGACTGTTATCTTGCCAAGAATGAATCAGGACGAATAGATACTATATTCAGAGTTTATGAGCATACTGCAAAAGAACTCATGGAATCCTTTGGTGAAGAGAATATGCCTGAAAAGGTTCTTGCGACTAAAGAGAAGAATACAATCTATGACAAGTTCGCTTGCTGTCATGTAGTTAAACCTAATTACTCATTCAATCAACCTCCACAGGATCAATTCAAGTTCACAAGCATCTACTTTATGCCTGATGAAAAGAAGATTCTGAGTGTTAGTGGTTTTAACGAATTTCCCTTTATATGCAGTCGTTGGGAAAGAAACAGCCTTGAAACATATGGAAGAGGTTGTGGTGGTGAAGCATTATCTGATACGAAGATGCTTAATGAGATGGAAAAGACTTATCTCAAAGCATTACAGAAGATGGTAGATCCTCCACTCATGGTTCCTGATGATGGTTTTATTAATCCAGTTCGTACTACTCCAGGTGGTTTAAATTACTACCGTACAGGTCTAAGCAAAGATGAACGCATATTCCCTCTACCTGCAATGCAGAGATTGGATTATGCAGAGAACAAAATGAACAATGTCCGTACTGCAATAGAGAAGGCATTCTATTTGGATTTAGTGGAATTGCCTGGACCTACTGCACAAGATGGCGATGTTTTGAGGTTTACGGCAACAGAAATTCAAGCAAGACAAAGAGATAGGATGCAGATCCTTGGTCCTTTAGTTTCAAGACAAGAGATTGAACTATTAGGGCCAATGATTGAAAGAACAGTGAATGTTATGATGGCAAATGGAATGTTGCCACCTGTACCTGAAGTCATGCAAGGTGTCCAAGAGTTCAAGATCGAGTACAAGAATCCTATATCTATTGCAATGAGAGGATATGAATTGAACAGTATTTCTCAGTTGATTCAGTTCTTATCTCCACTTGCTCAAATAGATCCTACTGTAATGCAACGATTGGATATTACTAGAATTGCAAGAATAGGGGCCGATATCCTGAGAACACCTCCTTCTGTTGTTAAGGATGAACAGGAATTCCAGAAAGAAATGCAGGCACAACAAGAACAGCAGGCTATGATGTCTCAATTACAACAAGGGCAGTTGGTTGCTCAAACAGATGAAATATCTGCAAATGCAGAAAAGAACAGGGCGCAAGCGGCTCAAATTATTTCTGGTGGTTGATGTTAAATAAGAGGGAAAAACGTAGAAGAGCTACATATAAAGAAATCTTTTCTACTGAAGCAGGTAAAGAAGTTCTTGACGATTTAATGAAGTCGAACTATTTTTTTAACAGTACACAAACAGGTGATTCTCACGAAACTGCTTTCAATGAGGGTCGTAGATCTGTTATCTTGGCTATATTGAATTACGTATCTCTTGATATTGAGAAGATACAACAACGTATGAAGGATAGTTATGAGCGAGGAGGCGGTAGCGACTTCGACAACTTCTGATGCAGGAGAAAGCACAGGAACCGAAGGAGCATCAACTTTACTTGGTGGTGGTGAGGGCGCAGCCCAACAAGCATACGGTAATCAATTTGATTACTCTCAAATGCCTGATGGATTGGCACTTGAGCCATCTCTACAGAACTTTGATACTGTAGACAAGTTGGCTAAATCTTATGTCAATCTTGTTAAAAAGATGGGAGTTCCTGCTGAACAGTTATTACGAATGCCAGAAGCAGGACAACCTATGGATGAGATCTACAATGCTCTAGGTAGACCTGAAAGCCATGAAAATTATGAACTAGGTGATTATGCTCCAGAGCAGACTGAAGACTTCAGAAATCTGGCACATCAACTAGGTCTTAACAACGAGCAAGCACAACATCTCTATAATGCATATGTCGAGTCTATAGACGGAATGCAGAATCAAGATGCTCAAGCATTTGAGCAATTTGAAGTAGAGAACCTAAAGGCTCTTCAAACAGAATGGGGAGATAACTTTAACGGAAACCTTGAACTTGCACGTAGAGCTTTTATGAACTTTGCTACTCCAGAAGCAGTAGAGGTCATAGAAAAGACAGGATTGGGTAATCACCCAGAAATCCTTAAAGTGTTCAGTCAAATTGGGTCTATGTTGCAGGAAGATTCTGTCCTGCCAGGATCTAGTCAGGCTGTATTAGGTGGGATGAATCCTGCCACTGCCCAACAATCTATCAATGAACGAATGTCTGATACTGAATTCCGTTCTGCATACTTGGATCAATATCATCCAAATCATGCAAACGCAGTTAAGGAGATGACAAAACTTCATGAGTATATTGGGTAATTCGGACCCTTTTGGATAATCCGTAGCATTTTAAACATATAACGAAAGCGGAACTATGTCTGTACACGTAACTACTTCCTTTGTGAAGCAGTTTTCCGCAAATGTCCAACTTCTCGTCCAACAGATGGGAAGTAGGCTACGGAATTCTGTAACACTGGAAACAGGAAAGGTCGGTGAAGAAGTCTTCATGGACCGTATTGAATCGGTAGCGGCACAACGAGTATCTTCTCGTCATGCTGACTCACCGTTAATGAGTACTCCTCATGATCGTAGGAAAGTAACTCCTAACGATTTTGATTGGGGTGACATGATCGATAATCCTGATAAACTCAGGATGCTCATTGATCCTGCCTCTGCTTATTCCGCTAATGCGGCAATGGCAATGGGCAGAGCGCAAGATGAGACAATCATTAGTGCATTAGTTGGCAGTGCATATTCAGATGCTTCTGATGGTACTTCTAGTGCAAATACTGCTGTAACCCTACCTGCGGCTCAAAAAGTAGCAATTAATGATGTTACTTATGAGGTTGATTCAGGATCAGGGAATCAAGGTCTTACTGTTGGCAAGCTTATTCATGCCAGAAAGATTCTTGGTGCTAATGATGCTGATGATTATGATGTAAATGGTAATAGCAATTTGTTCATAATTGTGAATTCTGCACAATTGAGTAATTTGCTTAAATCTACTAAAGTAAACAGTGCTGATTTCAATGAAATCCGAGCATTGGTTGCTGGTGATTTAAACCATTACATGGGTTTCAATATCATCAGAACTGAATTGATCCCAAGCATAAATGGTAGTCACAGTTCAGGTTCTTTCACCTATGATCCTACTGCACAGGAAAATAGTGGTGATCCTGACCATTGTGTTGCCTTTCACCGCAGAGGTCTTGGCCTTTGTATTTGGGAAGACATCGTAGCTAGAATTTCTGAACGACCCGACAAGCGGTTTAGCCAGTACATCTATTACAGGATGACTATTGGTGCAACTCGCTTGGAAGAAAAGCGTGTCGTGCAGATTTCCTGCCTTCAATAATTAAGAAAGGAGATCTAATATGGCTACAACTTACGGAGTAAATAAGCGTAAGCAAATCGCATCCATCACGAATCCGAGGACAATGACTAATGTTGCGGAACAAGGTGGACGAATGCGTGTTATGTATGACACATATGAAGCAGATGGGAATACTGCCACTGACAATACAGGTGCTAATGGTACAGTTGTTGTTATTGGCTCATTCCCTAAAGGTGTAAGAATCTGGAATGTCATGCTTCAAGCTGATGCTCTTGGTTCAAGTGTCACCTTGAGTGCTGGATATGCGGCTCATACTAACAGTGATACTGAAGCGGCAGTTTCACTTGACTTAGTTGCTTTTATAGCGGCTACAGCAATGAATACTGCTAAAAAAGCAATTCATTCTAGTTGGGGTCCACAGACTGCAACAAGTATTGACAATACAGGTTTTGAATGTGTTGATAAGAATGGAACTGACATCATTGTAGATATTGATGCGGCCCATGCTACTGGCACAATCAAGTCTGCTATTTTCTATACAATAGACTGACCAGTAAGGGGGCTTCGGCCCCCACAAGGCCCCTATGACTGATGCTGTTTCTATCGCCAATATTGCTTTAAACAATTTAGGCGACAAAACGATTAGTGATTTCTCAGATAACACAGCACAAGCTTTTGCTACCAAGACTCGGTTTACTGATGTTGTAAATCAGGTTTTGAGGGCGCATCCTTGGAATTGTGTTACTAAAAGAGCTACGTTGACTAGGTTAAGCGTGACTCCTAAGTTTAGTTTTGATTATGCCTATACACTTCCAGCAGATTCTTTAAGGGTTTTAAGCCTTTTTGAAGAGTCAAATTATGATTATCCTTGGCAAGTTGAATTAGTTGCTATAGATGAGAATGAAGACCGTCTTGCCTTAGTAACAAGTGCTTCTACTGCAAATATAATTTATGTTAAGAAGTATATAGGAAGTAATAATCATGATAATAGGGAAGCAGTACAACTCCTCAATCATTTTGATTCTATATTAATACAGGCTATTGGGATGGCATTGGCAGGTGAAATTGCAATGGATCTTACAGGTCAATCTCAACTTAGAGATATGATGATGGCTAAGTATCAAGGGACTCTATCAGAAGCCAGAAGTATCAACGGACAAGAAGGTACTGCTCAAAAAATTGAATCAAATGAATGGATCAATGCTAGAACAAGAAGTGCATCTGGGTATTTCAAACCATTTTCAGCAGATACGGCAAGCGGTGTTACTTAATAATGACTCGTGCAACTTCAACTCAAACAAATTGGTTTGGTGGTCAGATAGCAGAGCAAAGGCATGGCTATGCATCTGATGAACTCTATTTCTCCTCATCTGCCTTATTAAAGAACTTAATTGTTCGACCTACAGGCAGTCTTACACGTAGACCAGGAACAAAATTCGTAGCTAGAACTGACTCTAATGCTCTCACATTAGGTTATGAAGGCAATACTGTCCGTTTAGTTCCTTTTGTGTTCGGACATGAAAGTGCAAGTAATTACGTTCTAGAGTTTGGCCATAGGTCTATGACTGTTACAGCATCTAGTGATTCTGGAATAAAGTTTACTACCACATCAATACATGGGTTGATTGTTGGTGATATTGTAAATTTTAGTACGTCAAGCACTTTACCAAGTAACATATCAGCAAATACGGATTATTATGTTAGATCTGTTCCAAGTACGACTACTTTCAGGGTATCTGCATCTATGTCAGTAGAAACAGTTGGTGCTGTTGTAGCATATGGAGCTTCTCCTGGTTCTGGAGTTAGTTTCGATTTAGGTTATGTCAAATTTTATAAAGATGGAGCTGTTTTATCAGGAGAAACAAATAAAGGAACAGATCAGGACCATCTCCGATTGACAGGAAGTCCTTTTAATAGTGCTACTAAATTAAAGAATCTACAGTTTGTACAGTCTGCCGATATCATCTTTCTCGTTTCTCCAGATGTTAAACCCTATAAGATGTCTAGATATTCTAATTCTAGTGATACTGCTGGCAGTTTTAGAACTAAAGATGGTGGAACTGTTACTACAGGATATAGATGGGTTTTAGAACCATTTGTTATTAAAGATGGCCCTTATCTAGAACAACAGGAAGATGAACGTAATGGCAATGAGGATGTAACTATTGATATAAGTAGTCCTAGTGATACACATACTGCAACAAGCGATGGTACTGGATTTATAAATAAAAAATTCTTGGCTCCAAATAGTTCAACAGTTCAGGCAAAGATAGATAATGCTTGGTACGATACAACTGCTGGAGGTGCTACTGGAGTAGCAAATACAGATGCCAATGTTTCATATTTACAGTTAAAGAATCATGGCTTGAATGATGGGATGTTTATTACACTTACTGATGCGTCAGGTGGAACTGACCCTGTAAATGGTGATTATTATGTGGTCAATGCAACGGCTAATACGTTTAAATTGGCTGATGCTACAGATTTAACTCCAGAAGTATTTGATGTTGCTAATAAACCTAAAATCTATGCCCAATATTACCCTAAAGGTTCAACTTTACAGATAGATTCTAGTGCTGATCTCTTTTCTTCTGATGATGTTGGTCGGTTGATGCGTTTCAGTCCTTTTAAAAGAGATACGATTTATTGGGTTTATGGAGAAATAACTACTTACACAAGTGCAACTAGAGTTACTTTAACACTCAAGCAGGATTGTCCTGTATCAGATTCAAATGCTTTAACAACATGGAAACTAGGAGCATGGTATACAGGTAATTATCCTCATCATGTGGGCATATTCCAGCAACGTATGGTCTTTGCCAGGAATTCTAAAGCTCCACAAACAGTTTGGTTTTCTGAAACAGGTTCTTTTGAACGCTTTTCTCCATCAGAACAAGAAGGTACTTCAACAGGTGCTACTGCAACAGGTTCTCAGATTGTAGGAGATCAGATTGTTCCATCTAATGGAATGACCTTTACCTTTGATTCAGGAACAATTGATGAGATTCAATGGCTTGTATCTCAAGAGAAGTTACTTGCTGGCTCAACAGGTGGAGTATATGCAGTTTATGGATCAGAACAGGATCTCACAATCACTCCTTTCAATTTTACGATTAAAAGGGAAGGTACACAGCCTGCACAAACAGGGGCTAATGCTGTTCCTTATGATAGTAATGCCCTTTATATCCAAGGAACTGGTAAGAAGGTAAGAGTTATAACTTTTGGGGATTCTGCTACTGGTGCTAAATCTGCTGATATCACATCTAGAGCAACAGATATATTGAACCAATCAGCAAAACAGGTGATTGAAACTGATATCCCTAATTTTGTCAGTTGGTTTAGAATGGGTGATGGAACAATAGTGGGATTAACATATATTCCTCAATTAGAGATTATTGCATGGCATACGCATGAATTAGGAGGAAATTACAACTACTCAAGTACAAGAGAAGGTGATCCTACAGGTCATATGACTACAGATAAGGACCATGCTGTTGTTTTGGATATGTGTACAATTCCTTCCAGTTCCAGAGATCAACTCTGGGTATTAGTACGTAGGACTGTTTCTGTTGCTGATACTGCACTTAATACTTTTACAGGAAGTGATTCTTCTGGATCTTTATTATTCACTGATTCAGGGCATGGGCTTTTAACAGGTGAACAAATAGAAGTTTCTAATGCTGGTGGTGCATTGCCAGGAAATCTTGTGGCATCAACCACTTATTATGTGACTAAAGTTGATGATAATACTTTCACTGTTTCCACAACATCTACAGGTTCAGCAGTTGCTTATTCTAGTGCAGGCTCAGGAACGAATTCATGGTCCTATGCAGAACGTATTATAGAAACAGTAGAGATGATGGAAGATTGGATGTCTACTGAGTCTATATCTGACTCTAAATATCTTGATGGTCATGTTGTTGCGGAAAGTGCTGTTGATTTTTCTTCAGGAGCATTAACCCATTTACAGGCAGAAACAGTAGATATCCTTGGAGATGGTTCTGTTTTTGATAGTCAAATCGTGAATGCTAGTGGGACATTGAGTGATGACTTGACAACATCTCAAGGAACTTTAGTTGCAGGAATGGGGTATACATCTAGGCTTATTACACTTCCTATAGCACAAGGTCCAGGAGGAACTATCCGTATTGGTAATATGAAACGTGTTCATAGAGGATGGGCAAAGCTTTTCAGAACACCTAATTTCAAGTATGCTATATATACTAACACGTTCTCGGATAGTGATTTGGCAGAATCAGTAACAAGAACCATTGCAGACTTATATGGAACAGCACCTACAATGTCTTCTGATACAAGAGAATTGATTCCATTAAGCCAAGGCTTTACTGATGGTCAATTCTTGATTCAACAGACAGATCCATTACCCTTGAATATTCTTGCTTTGGAACTAGACTACGAAACTAATGATAACTGATACTATTGTTGTACCTATTGATACTGATGAGTTGTTATTGAAAGTGCATGAAGAAGCAGATAAAGATAAAGGACATACAATATTCAATCCAACTCATGTCATTATGAAAGATGGTCAAATCATAGGAGCATTCTCTACTTGGAGTCCAACGTGTCATTGTTGGATGCATACAGAACGTATGAATCCCAAAAGCTTTAAAATGGCATATCAGGGTATGGATACACTAATGAGGCAACAGAAGACTCCTAATTACCTCATAAATATGCACAGAAGCTCTCCGTTCTTCAATATGCTAGATAAACGTATGGAGCAATATAAGAACGATGCTGATGAAGATTGGGTTATCTTCCTGAATAGAGATTGATGGATAGAGAATTAGCAAGAAAGCAATTTTATGATCTTTCTGAGGAGTATGGAGTAGAACACACTTTCTCTTTTGATGAAGCATGGGATTTTGTTGAATATAAACAACATAAGAATTTATTGAATGAACCTAATGATTTTTTCCCTTCAAAATATACGAAAGAAGAATTCAGGGTAGGAATACAGGCATTAGAGAAAAAGATGTTGGATCAACCTGATGTAATCACTCCTGAAAATAATCCTGATTTTAATCCTGTTAAGCATACATTCACTGAACATCAGTATGTTAGAGAGATATTTAATCCAGCAGGAGAGATGCTTGTTACTAAAATACATAAGGTTGAACATCCCTTTTTTTTATTACGTGGAGAGATGTCTATTCTTTCTGAAGAAGGTGAAACCCGTATATCTGCACCTTATTATGGTGTAACACCAGTAGGGACAAAACGTGTGATATATGCTCATTCAGACTGCACTTTTGTTACTGTACATCCTACTTCATCTAAAGATTTAAAAGAGATTGAGGAAGAATTGATAGCAAAAGATTTTAGCCAATTGGAGGTCATATGAGTTGGTGGGTTGCAGGTAGTATGATCGTAGGTGCTATTGGTTCAGGCATTGGTACTGATCGTTCTATAAATAGACAACGAGAACAGTTACGTGAAAAGGAAAGGGCTTTAAGGAAGCAAGCAATTCAAACTCGGAATGCATATGAAACGAGACACATCCAAACAGAGAATATGCATAGTGATAAACTTGAAGCTTTAGAAAAGACTAAGATTTTTAATACTAACAAAGTTCTCTCTATGGCCGGTGGATCTGGTGCAAGAGTTGGAGAAGGAACAACTGCTCATGTTGTAGCATCTGAAAATGCTCGTGGGGAATTTGCATTGAATTCATATAGGAAAAAATCAGATTTTGAATTAGAGAATATACGTGAAAAAGGAGAAAATGAGCAAGCAAGATTTAATTCAATGGCAGATGAAGCAGATGATGCATATCAATATTTAACTGATAATGGTAAACAAATGGTATTTGAATCAATGCTTACTGGTGGTATGGGAGCTACTGGTTCAGGTGTTGCAATGAAATCAGCTTGGACGTAAGGGATAATGAGAATTAATCTTTCACAATACAGTCCTTCATCTTCGGCAGTACAAGGTCCTATTGGAAGCACTACAGCCTCAATGCCTGGATCTATTGGCACTTCTGTAGCTAATATTGAAGCAAAACGAGATCAGAACTTACTCAATCTAGTACAGGGAGGTTTAGAGGCAACTGCCGCTATAGCCAATTCTCATAAGAAGATCAAGGATGGTGAAGATGAAATAAGGATGTTAAGGGCTGAAGAATTAACAAAAGCACAAGCAAGATCTCTTTCTGATACGGCTATCTCCAATCAGGATATTTCTGTTGGTTCTGATGCTGATGAATACACATATAAAGTAGATGAAAGTTTAGGAACTTATAAACACCAAGAATGGGGTGATGCAGAAAATAGTTTAAGAGAAGGCGTAATAAATGAAGTAATGGATCAGCTTGTCTCTGAAGGCGGTGAAATAGATGAAAAGCTTGAGGCCAAGTTACGCAAGAGAATAGATATAAGTTTAGATAGTGATATTCATACAATTGAAAGGATTGTTTTAGAACGATCAGGAAAAGCCGTTAATGTCGCTATACAAAAGGAAGCTGATAAGTTGTATGAGGAGGTAGCTGTAAATCCTGCTTTATTTCATGTGAAAAGAGGTGAATTTGCTATTCATATCCAGAATCAACTTGAAAATAATGTTATCAATAAACTTCAAGCAGATGCTTGGATAAAGAAAGTCGATGAGGATTTTTCTACTAGCATAATAGCAAGTTATTTAGATTCTGGTACTGATGCAGATATCGCATCTTTTAAAAGTGATAAGGATTCTGGAGCAGGATTATGGAAATATGTACCTACGGATCAGCAGATCAAGTTCACCTCTCAGCTATCTAAAATTGAAGGGAGAACAAATGATGCTGAGATGAAGAATCTTGGTCTTAAATGGATAGATGATGCTGATAGTAGATATGCTGGTGCTGGAGGTTCTTTATTACTTGATGAACTTATAGGAACGGAAGGTTGGAGTTTTGACACTGAAACAGGAAAAGTTAATATTAAAAAAACGGATTTAAAGTCGGAATCTCAATTTGCAGGTACTAAAACTGGAACAGTAGGCGCTCTTATAGAGAGTGCAAAAAAAAGGTTAGAATCAGATTGGAAAAGCAAAAATGTCTTATCTCCAGAAGATGCAAGGCAACTTGATCAAGATTTAATTGATTGGGGTGTGAATATAAATAAAGGTATTGCTCAAGGCTGGGGTGGCACTGCTGATGGTTATGGATTTAAGCAAAATACTCAGAAATTTCCTGAAAACTTTTTAAATAATGAACTTTTTAAAAAATCTAAAGTTGATAAAAGGTATCCAAATCTAACAAATGATACATCAAAGTTGGAGGGGTTATTGAAAAGCCATGTGAATTTTGCTAATAAAGTTGTTAATTGGGATATTAGTAAAAAGAAATATGAGTCACATATGAAGACTCTTCATTCAGAAATTATAAAAATTAAGAATAGTCGTATTAAAGCAATAGGTCTTACTTATTATGAAAATGTTAACAGACATTTCAATTATAGAAATAATGTTTTAAATAACATGAATGATCCTAATAAAGATAATTTTAATAATATTTATTGGGTTGATTGGGCAAGGAAAAATAATAAAGGTAGTATTCCAGGTATGGGTAATAGAAAAGATATGGAGTTAAGAAAAAATCTAGAAAAAAGATCAAATTGGGCTATGTTTATATGGCTTGGTGTGGATTCCAAGCTTTGGAGAAGAGATGATTATAAATCAAATAATGAATTAATGGGTCTATTGCGTGATAATAACTTGCCAAAAGGTGAAGGTTTTTAAATATGAAAGAACAAGATATTGAAAAATCTGATTCCATACCAGTATTTGATAAGATCGAATATTTGAAATTTTCCTGTGATGGTGATCAGGGTTGTATGGATAGGAAGTTAAGAAGAGCAACAAAATTAGGATTAATAAGACCAGCAGTAAGAGCCTTAATAAATAATAATATGGACCCGAATCCTACGAGTGGAGTAGTATCTCCTGCTATTATGGATATGTTAAGTGATTCCATGACTATAAAAGCATCTAATACTAATCTTGCATCTTATGCTCAATCTAAAGATTTAGATATTGTTGATATAAGAGAAGATGCACAAGAGGCTAAAAGTCTTATAGATTCTACTTTTGAATTAGATCCAGATTTGGATATCGATTTGTTTGAAGCTATTCAATATTCAATGATACAAAATAAGGATGGTATTAAAGGAGAAGATTGGTTTAAATCTGTTATTGAAAAACAGTACCATGTTGTTAGTAACCCTGCTAATTCAAGTTATAATATTCCTATTAGTATATATAATATAAATAATTATACAGATGCAAATGGTAATAAAATGGATCTGGGTTTTGAAAAGCAGGATGCTGAAGTAATAGTCCAAAGTCTACATGAAACATTTACTGGTACTGTTGTAAGAGAATGGGAAAAAGCAATAGATTTATATAAAGAAGGAGGTGAAGGCTGGTCTAAGGCTACAGATAGACAAAAAGAATTAGTTAAGCAAACAGAATTTAAAGTTAAAACTATTGAAGATATCCAAACAGGTGGTAGTAATTACAACGCATATCTATATCCTTCTTCAGATGGCAAAGGTTTAACCTTTAAAATATATGGACTTGGAGAAAATACGTTTGATGTTAAAGGTTTTGAGCTTACTTCAATCAGTTCAGCCTATGTTATACCTTGGTCAAATGTTCAGAAAATGATGATTTCTCGTTCCATTCATTCTTATGCAGGGGATATATTAGAAAATTGGGAAAGTTTTAATATACTTGGAGGTGACTCTTATTTAGAGTCTATGATTGCTATGCGAGATGAATTTAGAAAAATATACATAGACCCTTCTACTGGAAAGCTTAAAAAGGATAATAAATTAAAAACAAGGCGTAGCGGAATTAATAATTTTTGGGCTGGAGAACCAACTAGACCTGAAACAGTTTTAGGATTCCTTTCTAGTTTCGCTTTGGATTGGAAAGGAAATTGGGAAAGGGTTGCTGAGTTATCTGGAGATACTCCATTTGTAGGAGCAACAGCAGAATTTATGGCTAAACATTGGCCCACATGGTTGCAAACACCTGGATTTGAAGGTCAGGTTAGAACAAGAGGCCCATTTGAGTTTATGGAAGAAGTAAATCTTATAGAAAGTCTTTGGGGGTCAGGGTCAAGGATAGGTAAAATCGAATATGATTGGATTCAATCTGTATTTGGCGATATGCCATTAGATACTCCAGCTAGTGAAATAAGGAAAATATTAAAAAAAGAAATGGATAAACATGAATTAGATTTTAAAGAAATCCATGAAGATTTTCGTTTAAACTTGGAAATGATGGGTCAAAGTCTTAATCAGGTTGCTAGAGGTGTAGGCAGAATGGGTGTCAATTTTAGAAGGAAAAAATTAGGAATACCAGATGAGCCTGAAGTTTTGAGGAAACAAAAAGAAGCTTTAGATTTTTCTGGAATTAGTGGCGATTTACCTAGTGCTTTATAATGTTACTATCAAGAGATACTGATAATCCAGCTTTAATACAGAGTTATTTTGATAGCTATGTCCCATCTGCTGGAAGATTATTTTCAGAATCGATGAAGTTTGGTTTTAATACTTTATGGATGAATGAACTATTACAAGAATCTAGGTTTGATGAGGCGGCTAAAGAAAGACCAATAGATAAAACTGAATATAAAGATAGTAGATTTTATAGGGACGGAATAAATTGGTTTGATGGAATGACCTTGGGTCAAGCAGAGATAATGTCTGAGAATCATGATAGGAAGACATATTATGCTCAATTGACAAAGAATGTTAATATGTTCTCTGGATTAGGTTTAGTGAGTTTTGGCGGAATGATGGCTGGTTCGTTACCTGATCCTTTGAATTTTGTCCCATTTTGGGGTATTGCTAAAAATGTTGTTCGTGCAAAAAAGATAGCAGGCTCTATTCAGAAAATGAAAATGCTCCAAAGAGTTAAAGGTATTAATAAAGTAACTCCATCTTCTGAAGCTTTATATAGTATTGCTGATCCCATGTTTGGTGCTGGATTAGCTACTTATTTTGTCCAAGATAAACGGATGAAGTTTCAGGAAGAATGGGACATGAAAATGGTAATGATGGATGCCTTGATTGCTGGAGGTTTAGGCTTTTCCATGTGGAGCATTGGGAAAGTAGCAAGAAAATTAAAAAAGTCTCCTATAAATGAACGTATAGACAGGTCTGCAAGAGGATCGGAGCAAATAGAAGAAGCACCTTTTGGTGGTCCTAATTTGAAACCTGATGGAGGTGCTGGTGGGATGAATTATGCAATACCTGCAAGTCGTGGGATTAATACAAGTGTAGGAATAATCACTTTAAATGGTACTGTTAGTGTATCAGAGAGAATATATGCAGTAGTTGACAGCATTAATGTGAAAACATCAGAAGAATCTTTGATTGCAATTAATGAAGCACTTGATGTTATGAACGCTGAAGGCTTTGATGGTTTACATATTTCTGATAATCTAGATGCAAATCAATTGAATAATATTGTAGAGAATCTGGATATGACTTCAATGAAACTTGAAACCAGACCAGATTCAAATGGACACACTATAGAAAGGATACAGGATGAAGCTAATTGGAATCATGTTAGAAGAGATCAGGAACCACTTGCAGACCCTGATCAAGAAGCTGAAATCGCTATGGCAAAAGATTCTCAAGCTGAAGCAGACTACAATGCTTCTTTTGAAACTGACGAAACTTTTACGACTAATATGAATCGTATGTCTGAATCAGAAACTATTAGTGCAGATGCACAAAGGATACGAGATGGTGTTAACCAAGCGGCAAGTTGTGTGACGAAAAATGGCTAGATTTGATGTTTGTCATTCTGCGCTTGTAGAGAATCAGGGTTTTACTCCTGAAGAAGCACAGGCAATTTTAGATGAAATCCGTGCTGGTGGTAATCCAGAACAGATTGCAAACAATGCCCAAAGGTATTCAGCAAGGCTTGATTTTGTACAGGAATCCAGAGCAGGAGCAGGAGAGAAACAGAAACAAGCTTATGCTACAGGTCATAAGTTTATATTCCAAGATGGAGATCCATCTAAGATTATGCGTAGATTCTTAGCATATCTTACAGGCTCAACTAGAGAAGGTTTTGGTATGTTGAATTCCATTGCTTCTGAACAAATGGCTAGAGCAGATGGAATACATGGAAGACTGATCACAAGCTTTATGGACGAAACAGGTCTTTCCAAGTCTGAAATGAGAAGGCTTATAAGAAATAAAGAATTTGGTAAGGATGTTGTAAGAGAACTGTATCCATATGATGGAACACAGAAGCATGGGAATAAGGAAGCATTCACGTTAGCAAAACTTATAGCTGAAGAACAAAGGGTTGTAACAGCAAGAGCTAATAAGAATGGTGGTTCTGTCTGGTATGATCCTCAAGAAATCACTACAGAATTCCATAACAGGGCTTTAATAAGGCAAGTGGATAAAGATGAATGGGTTCGTTTTGTAAGTGATCTAGTAGATAAAGATCGTATGTCTAAAGGTCCAGGTGGTTTCAAGAAGAAAACGCTGGAAGATATATATGAGCGATTAATAAAGAGTATGGATGATATTCAGGGCATTTCTGAAAAGTCTAGTTTAGGTGATATCATGGCTAAACAAAGCATGATCATCTTTGATAATCCAGATGCTTGGATGTCATATAATGCAAGATTTGGTCATGAAGATCCCTTAATGGCAATCATCCAGGGATTAGAAATCCAAAGCGATAGAGCAGTAATGTTGGGTCGTATGGGTCCAGATATAGATCAGACATTCAAGGCTTTATTTGAAGCAGTTAAAGATAAGACAGGTTCTAAGTTTGATGAGAATGCGATTACTGCAAGATGGAAGATACTTACAGGTGAAGCATACATTCCTGGCAATGTTTCATTACAAAGAATAATCACAGCTATCAACAACTTTCATATATTCACAAAGTTAGGAATGGCAACGATTTCCAGCGTTTCGGATGTCTTTGCAACTGCACTAACAATGACTTATCAAGGCAAGGGTTTCATGTCTACTTATGAAACTGCTTTGAGAAACATTAAAAGAACTGCACTCAATGAACATGGATTAGCAGAAAAAGATCTCTTCCATTTTATGGGTTTAGGTGTAGATGGAATACTTGGATCAACGATAAATCGTTATGTCCCAATAGATTCTACATCAGGCAAAATGTCTCGTATGGCAGATGCAATGTTTCATTGGAATGGTCTGAATTGGTGGACTAATGCAGGTCGTGATGGATTTGCAAGAATGGCATCTGCATGGATGGCAGAACAAATAGGTAAATCTTTTGATGAATTAGATCCTTCATATCAACGTGTCTTATACCAATATGGAATAGATGGAGAAGATTGGGCAAAGCTGAATAAGGCAGGTGTTTTGGATATGAGGACAGCAGAAGCATTAAAGTCTGATGTACCTATTATATATAGAAAGAGTACCCATAAGAGAGGTGGACAATCTTATGGTGATCAGGTAATGGCTTATTATGATCCAAAGACAAATGAGATTATTATAGATCGTGATCTAGCTATGCAGAAGTTCAATGAGAAAGCATGGACTAAGCCAAAGGTTAAAGGTGTAAAGGCTCTGTCTGATGATAAGTTTAAAACGTATGATGAATGGGAACGATTTCTTATAGAGCATGAGAAGGCTCATACACGTTTACCTAAAGAAAAAGGAGAAGGTAAAGGGGCATATGAGCAAAGAATGAATGATGAAGCATTTGTTAAACTTGAAGAAATCAATCAAAACGTAGCTTCATACACGAATGAACAGTATGTTACGCCTGACCATATACGTAGAGTATTAGGTGATGAAGGGATGGATCTAGCTGATAAGCTTGAGGTTTTCTTTGTTAATGAGGCAAAAATTGCCGTTCCTGCTCCTGGCAAGAATGAACAGGCAATTATGATGCGTAATTTTAAAAGAGGTACGGTTCCTGGTGCATTGGCAGAAATGTTTTGGCTTTTCAGGAGTTTCGGATTAACTTTCCTAGTACAGCAGGGGCCTAGAGCTTTACAACAAGGTTCTCCTGCGTTATGGCATCTAGCACCAGCTATTGCTTTGGGATATGCTTCGATGTCAATTAAGGATATGATCAGAGGAAAGGAACCTAAAGATCCTACTGAAATAAAAACTATAACTGATTCTCTGATTCAATCAGGTGCGGCTGGAATTGTTGGTGATCTCGTATATGCAGAATTTACTAATTACCATAGGGATTTTTCAGACTTGGCTGTTGGAGCTTCTTCAAGTCTATTACCATGGAAAGATCCTCATACTTTATTCATGGGGCTTGTCGGAGACGAATCAGATGCCTCAAGAGCTTGGAAAGCCCTCAAGTCCAACACACCATATGCTAACTTATTTTTCTTAGAGCCTATTGTGAATTACGGATTGCTTTACCCAATACAGGAACACGTAAATCCTGGCTATTTAGAACGTGCTGAAAGGGCAATTAAGAATCTTGAAGGGCAAGAGTATTACTTGAGTCCTAATTCTTTATATGGAAGTACCCAATGACAGTAACATCCACAACTACACGATTTTCTTTTAATGGAAATGGATCTGCATTTTCATCAGGTGGAACTCCTGTTGGAGCAGGTCCACATGATGCAGGTTTTAAGGTCATTGATTCCAGCCATATCCAAGTATATTGGACTAAAGGTTCTTCTACTGTAGGTACACCTATTTCCAGTGGTTCTTTTACTGCTGGAGTATCAGGTTATCTTGTTATAGATGTCCATTATACAATACAAAATGCAGGGACTACATCAAATGCAACAATTACTTGGAGGGAAGCAGGATGGACTTCAAGCAGTACAGTCATATATCCAACAAGTAATGATCTTATTGTTGTTACTAGGAATGTTCCATTAACACAGGTCACAAATTATCAAAATAATGCTTCTATTGATGCAGAAACAATTGAATCTAGTTTTGATAAGTTAACTCAGACAACACAGCAGTTAGATGATGGTAAGGATTATTCTTTTAAGTTCGCATCTAATCTAAGTGGTGCAACAGGATTTGATTCAACTGCTGATACTGCATCAACCATTACTCTTGGGAAAACTGCTAGAGCAAACAAAGTATTAGGTTTTAATGCTGATG